GTCATTTCTAACACTAACCCTTCCCGACTTTTGCACAGACTTTGAAAAGAGTCTGAGCGAAGGTCGTGTGTCCACGTCTCGCTTTTTAGCGTTTAAGAAGCGAGGAGCGCTCCCACGTTTTCTCGGGGGTTTGCTCGGACTAATCTTTGACACTAAGTCTGGAGAGTTACTCCAAGAACCGAACGTGAACGCCATTCTCTTTGTGCGTCAAATAACACTGATGCATAAGAAGATTGAGCTTCCTTGCTCTCGAGCGAGGACGCTTAAGGCGATACGTGCATACTTGGAGACAAATGAGTCTTGTTTGTCGTGGACGATTTGCGCCCAGGCAGCGGCTTTGCAACCGCTAACTCCTGGGTTCCCTCGTAAGGAACCCTCTATGGCAAGGTTACTTTCGCCATATGGTGCAACTTGGTCAGAAGAAGGCCAGGATATAGCCGAGATTGCCCATTGCTGGGGTACTCGAGCTGATCCAGACCATCAAGGTAAGGTTTCAACTCCTCATCTTGATACATATCTTAGGACCGAGGTTCAACGTCCACCCGGTGAGATGTCCGCAGCAGAACTTAAATGGACACTTCAGTACGAAGGTTATCTAGCCATGTTTAGGCTGATATCGTACGAGCTGTGGTCTGAGTGGATGATCGACGATCAGGCCTTCTTGCCTGAAAATCTCATTCCCAAACACGGCCCCGGTGCTACCGCTGAGCGCATAAAAGGAAATGCGAAGTACAAACTCAGCAGTTGGCATGATAGACTGGAAGCGTGCTTTCCGCTTGACCTTTTTGGAATCCCCAATTGGGGCCACCATGAAGCGCTCGCGGATGTACGTATGCTCGCCCGGGAAAACGAACCGCCCGTGAGGGTCGTTCCGGTTCCCAAGACCTTGAAGGGCCCACGTGTGATTTCCATAGAGCCTGTGTGCATGCAATACACACAACAGGCCGTAATGGAGGTCCTTGTGAAACAGCTGGAGAAGGGGAATCGAAACCCCAAAATCGGCTCTTTCGCAGAAGGAGTCCTGAACTTCTCCTCTAACAAGAGGAACCAGGATTTAGCACTCAAGGGATCTAGAGATGGCAGCTATGCTACCCTAGATCTCAAGGATGCATCCGACCGTGTACCCTACTCGCTGGTACGCTTGATGTTAGCGCACTGCCCGAACCTTTGGGCAGCGTGTGATGCATCTCGCTCTCACCAGGCCCGTATACGTAAGGATCTATGTCCCTTCGTAAACGGAAAAGCCGCAACACGGGGGCTTGACATCCCCTTATGGCGGTTTGCGTCCATGGGTTCAGCCCTCTGTTTTCCTATCGAGGCGATGGTCTTCCTGACCGCCGTCATGGTAGGGATAGGCCTCCACTCAATCAGCAAGATTGGGGGGGGTCTAGGCACTTTTTACGATGCCATCAGTTGGCTTAACGCGAAAGACGAGATCAAAGGGATTGCCTCGTTTAGGCAGGCCCTTAGTCAG